AATCCAGATAGTCGAAGAGCTTGTATGGTATATAATCGTCCATCAATTTGGAATGAATATAACGAAGACGGTAAAAACGATTTTATTTGTACCAATGCAGTTACTTATTATATTCGTGATAATCGATTACATTGTGTTGTTCAAATGAGATCTAATGATGTAGTCTATGGATATAAAAATGACTATGCATGGCAAGAATATGTTCTTTTTGATATGTCAGATGAACTTAATATAAATCCTGGTAATATCTATTGGCAGGTACAGAATTTACACGTATATGAACGACACTTCGAACTTGTTAAGTAATTGGGATCAAAGATTTCTTGGTCTTGCACACCATATATCTAATTGGTCAAAAGATCCAAGTAGAAAACTTGGTGCTGTTGCAATAGGACAAAATCGTCAAATACTTGCAACTGGATATAATGGCTTTCCAAGAGGTATTGCTGATGAAAAATCTAGATATCATACAAGAGAAGTAAAGTACAAATATGTAGTACATGCAGAAATGAATTGCATTTATAATGCTACTGAAAACGGAGTATCTTTAAAAGGATCAACATTTTATGTTTGTGGACTTCCAGTTTGTAGCGAATGTGCAAAAGGTTTAATACAAGTAGGTGTAAAAAGAGTAGTAGCCTTCTCTAAAGATACACCTGAAACATGGGTTGAAAGTAATAAATTAACAACAAAACTATTTGAAGAGGCAAATATAGAATATGACTGCATTGAAGTTTGATGAACAAGAACTAAAAAATTCTAAAAGAATATTTAAAAGTGCTACACCAAAATATACACTGGATTGGTATATAAAATGGATAAGCAGCGTAATCCTTTTATGTGCTATGATGGTAAGATCTAATCCAGAGCTTACAATAATTGATCAATCACTTTCTTTTGTAGGATGTATTGGTTGGTTATTTGTAGCTCTTATATGGAAAGATCGAGCCTTAATTATTTTGAACGCTGTTGCAATTATGATACTCGGTACTGGGATCATAAATACTATAACTACTATATAATAGTGAGCTACTCTGGCCTCCATAGCCAAATCTCTCACTTAAATAAACTGATATAATAGGAGGAAAAAAATTATGTCAAAAATAAAAGTCGGCATTATAGGTGTCGGATCATGTGCCAAATCTCTCGTAGAAGGCATACAATACTATAACGAAAATCCAGAAGACAAAGTTGGATTAATGTACGAAGATATCGGTGGATATTCAGTACATGACATCGAGTTTGTTATTGGTTTCGATATAGACAAACGTAAAGTAAATAAAAAGCTCTCAAAAGCTTTAAGAGCAAAGCCAAACTGTGCTATGAATCATGTTGAAGAGATTACTACAAAATCTCAAGCATCATGTGTTTCTCATGATGCATTAGTTTATTCTGCTCCTGAGCTTGATGGTATTGCACCTCATATGAAGAATTATCCTGATGAGGTTACCTTTGTAAATGGTGCTATTCCTGCAGAGTCTTTTGATAGAACTGTTGAATTACTTCAGTATCATAATGTAGATGTTTTAATTAACTATTTACCAGTAGGTTCTGAAGAAGCAACAAAATATTGGGTAGATGTAGCGTTAGAAGCAGGTGTACATTTTGTTAATTGTATTCCAACTTTAATCTCAACAAAAGATGCTATGGAAACTGAGCAAAGATTTATCGATGCTGGGTTAACAATCGTAGGATCTGATATGAGATCAGCTTGGGGAGCTTCAAGAATGTCCGAAGTTCTACAAGGTGCAATGCTTGATTCTGGATTGATGGTTACACAACATATCCAAATGAATATGGCTTGTGGCTCTACTCAAGGACAAGAACATATTAGAACAGGAAGAACTGCTAATACAGACTTTTTGAATATGGCAAAACAAGATAGATTGCATAATAAACATATCTCAAAAGAGAATGTATTAAAAGGACAGAATATCGTAAGAGATACTTCAACAGCTGGAATGACATTATTTGCTGGTCCATCTTTAACCGTTCTACAAAAACCAGGCGGAGAATATATCTCCTCTGATAACAAAATTGCAAACTTTGATATGATAGCTTATGGATTTGCAGGTGCTAGATATGAACTAACAGCAAGACTTTCAGTTCAAGACTCTCCAAACTCTGGAGGAGTCGTGGTCTCTGCAATAAGATTCTGTAAGGTAGCAAATGAGTTGGGTATTGTTGGTTACTTAAGAGGTCCATCAGCTTGGACACAAAAGACACCACCTGTTCAACTTAAAACAGAGGATGCAAAATTTGAATGTGATGCTTTAGCAAGACGAGTATTAACTCCTACTACTGAAGCTCAATTAAAAGACCGTAGACCTAAGGCAAAAGATTTGCCACATACTTTCCAAGATAGTAAAACCGACTATGAGAATTAATACCTTTGATATAGACGGAGTAATTTACTTTGGAGAAAAGGTCACTGGAGTAAGACCCTGTGAAGATGACATTATCATCACAGGGCGTCCTTATCATGATCGAGAAGAGACTATAAAAATGCTAGAATCTAGAGGCATATATAATAAGGTCTATATAAATCCTTTAGATAGAGATGATCCAAAATATGGAAGACAAGCATCTGGGATTTTTAAAGCAAACACTATTACTATGTTAAAAAATATGGGCTATGAAATTGGACTACATTTTGAAGATGATCCTATACAAATCGAAGAAATTAAAAAGATACATCCAGATCTACAAGTAGTTCATCTTTCACGTGAAAATGAAGAATATGTTAGGTATTAATCAATTAAGAAAAAATAGAAATGAAAACAATTTCCAAGAGTTTAACGCTTGGGTAAAAGAGTTTTTTAGAAGAGAATATCTAAGAGACTATGGTGATCTTAACGATTATCAACCTAGCCATATTGCAATGCGAGAAGAAGTTAAATATTGGAATCCAAATAGATCAAAACATGCTGAGGTTCATTGGCTAGAAAATTTTGTTTTTGGAAGAAGTGATATTAGTATGAGAAATAAAATACTAAATGCAATGGCTGTTAAATTTGTTGGTATGCCTACTCTTACTTTAGTTGCAAGTAATACTGCAGACTATAATAATATAATTGACTTTGATCGATATGAAAATGATTTAGACTATCGAAAAACAATTCAAAACAATTTAAATAATAACATATATAAATTAGCAGTTTGGGGATCAACACAATTACAGACATCTTTACAAACAGCAGCAAGAAATTACTGTAGAGATTTATATAATAATCCAGACAAAAAGTTTCAATTATCTGATATGATTGATTGGATGTTATATTTAGACAAATTAGGTTTATCAGAAACAGTGATGGATAAAGAATCTACACTTGGTTCTGTATGTGAGCATTTAAAACAACATAGAGGTATTGGTCCCTATTTTTCATATCATCCACCATGCAATTTTAGTAGAGCTACTGAATTACATCATATTGATGAAGATGATGATTATTGTTTAGTAGGACCTGGTGCTAAAAGAGGTTTAGAGTTTGTATTTCCTGATATTAAATTTAGCAATAATGATATAATGGAAGAATATATTATTGGAATCAGAGATCATCAACATGACTTTTTTGAGTTTAAAGATAATACTGAATATGAATTTTATAAAAAGAATTTAGAGCGTGGAGGCAATCTTACAACATTTGGAGTAGAGATAACACTATGTCAATTTGATTGTTTTCAAAATATAAAAGATAATGCAAGAGCACAAGAAAAAAGAATTGTGCCTTTAACCTTTGATAGTTTTGTTACTATTGCAGAAAACTTAAAACTTAAAATGAATCAAGGCACTTTAGAGCAATTTATATGAAGAATATAATTAACTGTCCATTTATACCAATAGCAAAAAGAGCTGCATCTCATAGAGGAGCTCAAGGCGTGATGTATGGCGACCAGATCCGAGAAAAATACGGACATTGTGATGTCAATTACGGAGGTGAAATCACTGACCACAACTCATACGACGCATTATGGGTATATCATGGCAACGATTATTCTGGTGGATTGAATATGTTTGGTGGAGTCTATGGATTTCCATACGTACAAAACACAGTTAATTTTTCTCAGTTTAAAGGTAAAGTCTATTCAATTGGTATGGACTTTCCACCATATCATCAAATGATTAAAAATAAACTAGAAGCAGCAAAAAAAGAAATACAACCAGAATGGTATGATGTAGATTTAGACAATCTCGAAAGAATGCATCTTGAATCAATAAGAGTTAATTATCCTAATGAGACATCAAGACTTGTAATAGGAGATAGTCATTCAATTTGTATGTATCGGCCAGGTTGGACTGTAAATAGTGTTCCATTTAAAACTC